TCGTGCCACGATTTGCAATCTCATTGACAAGCGCATGGTCCATGTCGGCAGACGTGTAATCCTTGGGGCTCGGTGCCGCGCCAATCCACTGAGCCGCTTTCTTGCCCGCCTTGACTGCCATTTCCCCAAGGCCGAGCAGCCCGGTTGCAGTCCCGGCAGCGCCTTCGGTCTGCTCCCGCAGCCGGTCATAAAAAGTGTTGCGTTCTTCCGGGGTAAGCTCCTGATGAAACAGAGCCTTGACCGCGACGGGAGAATCCTTCAGCGCCTTCACCGTGTTCGCCGCCCACCCAAACATTCCCTTGCCGGTTTCAACGGCGGCTTTTTTCACTCCCTCAACAGAGAGTCCGGTGAAAAGTCCTTGCTGCTGAAGTTTATTGAGCGCGAGCTTGGTCTTGTCCCAAACTTCCTGATTCGATTTGGTTTCCGGGTCGGATTGCTGATAAAGCGCAACCGGGTCGAACTGCGGATTTGCTTTTGCGGAGGCAACCAGTTCGTCCACCGTCATGTCTTTGAGAGAATTACCGGCGGCAGGAGGAGGCGCGGTCTGGCTGAGCGCGGCCTGGGTCTGCTCAGGAGTCAATGTTCCCGCCGGAGGGGGAGGCGTAGTCGGCGCGGACACGGCGGCTTGCGTTTGTTCCGGCGTAAGAACTCCCGCCGGAGGGGGAGGCGCAGGCGCAGCCGGAGGGGCAGTCAATTTCTCAAACTCGCCAACCTGGGGGAGACCGGGGGCTAAAGCGGGGGCAGCCGGAGGCGTAGTCGCCTGAATCGCGACAGGAGCATTCGCTGTCCCACTTGCAAAGGGAACTGGTAACACGTCGGGCATAAAATTATTGCGGCCAGTGACGACCGTCAGGAGCAACCCAAGAAGGGACTCCACCAACCACGCCCGGCTTTAGTCCGGGAACTGAAGACGCCCACGCCGGAAGACTAGCAGCCGATGCAGCCGCCGGTGTGGGTTGAATATCGCCAGCGCGAACGCTCTCCCCAGGAGTCGCCGGAAAGTCTTTCGTTAAAAGCAGCGCTTCCGGACCTGAAAGCATACCGACAATGTCGGGATTTTCTTTCACCTTCGCCTTGATGGCGCTCTGAGCGTTCTTCTCTCGGACCGTAGCCAAGTTTTCTGCCTGAGCCAAAAGTTGGTTCCGAACTTCCGGAGCAAATTTTTCTGTCTTCAAAAGGGTTTCTTTCAACCGTGAAAGAGTCGTGATGACGGGCTGACCGTGTTCGATGTATTCGACTTGGTCCGACACTTGCCCGCCTCGTGCGCCGGGCGTCGCGCCAGGAGCGCGCAACTGCATCAGCGCGTTCATCAAAAGATTGTCGTTGTTGGTCGTCGGTCCGCCTTTTGCGTCCAGCTTAACGTAGTCCGCTTTAATATCCGGCAGCGAGCTAATCGCAACCGATTTTGCGGCCCACTCATTGCGCCAAGGGTCTTCCGTAAGTCGTTTGTAAACGTCGGGGGCAAGAGACCCCGCCGGAGGAGCAGTCAGCACGCCGCCAACCTTGGGAGCGCCAGCCGCAGCCGGGCGAGTAGGCATCACTTCCGGGTAATCCGAATCTGACACCGCAGAAGAGGGCTGCACTAAGCCGCTGCTGCTTCCGCCCTTTACGCCCTTCGCGGGCTTCATGAAAATGTCCATCGCCTGCTGCCGCAGTCCGTGGTAATATTCGAACGCGTCGGAGCCGGGAGAAATGTCCTCCCGCAAAGCATTTCGGTAAATGGTATGCGTCCCGGTCTTGTCCGTTATTACTTCCGGAGCGCCCACGACCGTCAAACCTTGAGCAGCGACTTGTTGAGCAGTGCCCGCGCGGACGTAGGGACGCCCCGCTTCCGCCATCGCCGGATAGTCCGGCTCACTGGTCGGCTTTCCTTCTTTGTCCAATTTGTAAATCGGCGGATTGTATTGGAGAAAAGTGTCGGTCGCGTTTTTATTTAGCAAATCCGATTGCTCTTTCGTCAGCTTTGCCTGAGCGAATTGGGATTCCGCCGGAAGCAACTGAGATTTCGCGTGCGCTTGCTGCGCTTCAAGGTCCGCCGTTGCACCGGCAGCCTGAATTTGAGACTGACGAGTCGCAATCGCTTGGGGAGAAACGAACTCGTTCATTTGTTGCAGCCGGGTCTTGCGCGTCGCCTTGGCAACATTATCAACGCGGTCGAGAATGTCGTTCATTGTGATGGACCCATTGCGAAACGAGTTCACCAAATTCTCCACAGCGCCCGCGCCCACGACGGACGGGTCCGCGCTCGTCACCAAAGGCTGCGCAGCCATTCCTGCATTCACTGTGGGTTGAACATCGCCGGGTCCGCCGAGTGCCATAAAATTAAATTCCTGCTGACATTAACATTGTTGAAGGTCTTCCAGCGCCGCCGTAGCTTGCTCCGTAGGAGGCAGCCGGACTAACCCAGCCCGAAGTCGTGTTAGGATTCCATTGCGCGCCGGTGTTCTGCTGGCCCACCGAGCTTTGAATCTGCGGAGGATAAGCGGGCGAAAGTGCAGCGGCTTGTGCGGTCCGATTTGCTTGCGCTGCTGACTGATTCAACACGCGCTGATATGCGGTCGAAGTTGCCCAGTCTGGATTTACTGCTGAGCCGAAAGCTCCGCCGGTCGGATTTGCAACCGGGTTGCCAGCGTTCCACCGGGCGTTCCAATTCGCTGCGCCGGATTGCATCGCGGCGTTCTCCATGAGATTGCGCCGGGCGTATTCCTGCGACGCGTAAGCCTGAGCCATAATCAGTGCCGGGTCTGCCATTCCGTTGCCCACTTGGCCGGAACGGTCGCCAGTGCTCAAAAGGCTTTGATAGTTGGGGCCTAAAATGTTTGCCAGCAAATTGTTAATGGTAGACTGATTGGTGCCGGGCGTTTGCGCAGCTAAAGGCGTTGCTCCCGCTTGCAAAGGTCCGCCCACAGTTTTCCCTGCGGGATAAGAGCCGAAAACTACTCCGCCTGGAGCCCCACCTCCGCCTACTAATGGAGCCGCAGCAGCGACACTACCCGTTCCGGTAAAAAGTCCTCCGCCCGTGCCTGCCCCCAGTCCTATGTTGTCAGAGCCCGAAGCTAACTGCGCGGCCACTGAGGGCGCGATTGTGCTTCCGGCAACGCTGCCGGTTCCGCTAAAAATTCCGCCCATTCCGCTTGCATCACGGCTGGCAGGATTGTCAGTCGTCGCAACGCCCGGCTGAAGCGAAGGCGTCAGCGATTTTGAAGTCCAGGCTCTTGTAAGGTTGATTGCCATTACTGAAAGCCCCCGCCTGGATTGTAGCCGTTGGCTGGATTGTAGGCATCGTTAGCGGGAACATTCCACGAAGCCGGGGTGTTGCTTCCTCCGCCGAGATTAATCGAAGGGATTGCGCGCCCGAGAGCGCTGGACGCTCCGCCTACTGCGTTGCCCCAAATTGCGCCCTGCGCCATTCCGCCCCGAGCAGCCGCGTCAGCAGAAGACTGTGCGAGTTGATTCGTTGCTCCCACGCGTGCGAGCATTACGTTTGTAATTGCCTGCCCACCGAGCCCTGCATCGGGCAACATGCTGGCCGAAGTGCCCAAAACTTTTGCGCTGCCGCCTAGGTTGTTTAACTGAGTGGCCGAGAGTGAAGGGAAAAGTCCTTGCAGAATATTCTGCCGGGAGTTTTCCAAGTTCTGCGCGTTGGTCAAAAGCTGTGCGGCCTGCTGCTGGCGCTGCTGCTGAAGCTGAATCCCGGCGGTGCCGAGAATGGTGCGAAGCTGTTGCCCGCCGATACCGCGCCCCGAAGCTGCGCCGGTCACCATGCCGGACGATTCAAGACCGGACTGGACAAATTGCGCCTCTACGTCCGGCGGCAAAGTCGCTCCGGCCTTCAACTGATTGAGCGCCTCGTCAACAAGCTTGTTTTTCGCCTCCTGCATTCCAGGAGTTCCGGCCAGAGCTTCTTTAGTCGCTTGGTCGGCTACCTGTCCAGACTGCACGCCAATTTGAGCGCCCTGGTTTAGAAGCTGGCCTTCCGATTGGTATCGAGCGGCGAGGAGAGCGGGGTCCGTGGTCCCCTGAAGCTGTAACCGCGCCATCGAGTTCTGAATGTCGGCAAGAGTCGCCTGCGCCTGAACCGAGTTAGGGTCCAGATTTTTGAAAACGAAATCGCGCTGTTGCTGCAACGCCGCGATTTGCATTCGCGTCGCCTCTTTAACAGCTTCCGACTGAATAGCTGCCGCGCCAATCTGCCCGGCTGCTGAAAATAATCCACCTAATCCAAAATCGTTCGGCTTACCCCTTTCTCTTTAAAGGTTGTCTGTAAAATGGTTGCGGGCGTTGGATTTGAACCAACGTCTGAAGGTGAACAACCTTCCGAGCTACCAAGTTGCTCCAGCCCGCGATAAAATTTAAGTGGCATCAGCGTCAGAGAATAGTCTCTAATTTTTCGAGCTTTGACAACTACGTCTTTACCAAAGTCCACAGTGCGATTTCACCGGGAAAAACCTGCGCGGCAATCGCATAAAGCTTGTCCTGTTGAAACACTTCGAAAGCTGCCCTGGGTGTAATTCCGAGACCGACAGTTAAGTTTGTCTCGGGCGTGGCCCCTGGGTCCTTCGTGGCCTGGGAGAGAACGCGGCCACGGAAGTCTACGTTGCCGGAGCCGAAGAGCGCCCAACCTGGGTTACTGTTGAGTGCATCGGTGAGAACTTCGAACGCCACTTGCTTAATGTCACCCGGCACGCCGGAAACAGTTCTCCATAAAGCACGCTCCCACCAAATGAGGCAGTTGATGGTTGTGTCAAAAAATTGCTGGTAGTCCACCGGCGAAGTCGGTCGCGCAGAAGTTGGTCCGGACGGGGGCTCGCTGTTAAAGGCTACCCAGTTTGTCCCGTCGAAAAGATACCAACCCACCGCAGAGCCAAAATCATTCGGCGCAATGTCGGTAGCGTCTTTTGTGGTCCGCAGCCACACCGGCGGCGTGCTGGTGCCCGGCGTCGAGGTGCCGATGAAAAATGGAATGGTGAACGAGGCCGAAATATCTAGCGGCACATACCGCTTGATTGTGTCATCCCAAACGAACCACTGCGTTCCGTTCTTCAACCACGGACCCACATTAGAAGTTGGCTCGGTGTCGCCGATGAAAATAAAGTTGGTCCCGTTGGGCGAAAGGATTTTCATCCGCTTCACCATCGCGGCGAGGAAGTCGTTTGGTGTGCCGCGAAAAGTTGCGGGCAGTGGCGCGGCCTGGATAAACAGGCTAGTAGGTATTAAGCTCATACGTTTGTAAAGGTGGCATCGAGGCCGATGGTTGATAAGGTGTGTGACGTGGCTCCGCAGACTCCGCCCGCGACAGCGCTAACGTCCACGATAACTGTGTAGGGCACTCCTCCATTGTCTGGAAGAGTGACGGGAAGATTGTATGTCCCGGCGGGATGCACGATTCCTGCGTCCCAGTTGAACGCGAACACAGGACCCCCAGGTCCGGGGTTGAAAATTCCTATGCCTCCGCAAACCGCAGTAAGGTCGCCGGTTTTGCTCAGGACTACGTGAATGTTTATATTGCACGCGCCGTTGCCCCCTACGGTGACCGAAGACTGCCGTTCGATTTGTGCGTCACTCGTGAATGGGTCCGGAATGGATGCCGTCACGGCTTGCTGATTGGGCGCAGATTGAGAAAATCCAAATGACCCGCCGCCATCAGACCCGCTCGCAAGAGTGAACCAACCCGGCGTCAGCGAATCCCAGTTCGGGCATGAGTTCATCACCCAAGTGCAATGTGGTTCGCACGCGTCGCATGAAGTCCAGCAGTCGTTGTCCTTGTCGCATTCGATGACGTTGAAATTGTAGGTCCCCGGAGTTGTCGCAGTTCCCGAAAGCGTAGCCGTCGAAGCGTCGAAGGTGAGCCCCGGAATTCCGAGCGGGTGCGGAGCCAAATATTCAATCTGCCAGAAATACGGAGGAGTTCCGCCAGTTGCCGTCCAGGTGAATGAATAGGGCACGCCGATTTCAGGAGTCGGAGGAGGCGACGTGCTATTGACGCCTTCAACGAAAAGCCTGTAGCTCAGTTCTTGAAACTGGTCGCCTGCGTCCGTGATTTCCACCACGAAATTGAAAGTGCCGTATTCGGTCGGGGTTCCCGAAATAGAAGCACTTAGCGGCGTGTCCTGCGTGAAAGTGATGCCCGCCGGAAGTGAGCCCACGAGTGAGAAAACGCACGGAGAGGCGAAGGTGCCGGGCGCGTCGAAAGTAAATCCGTCAGCAACGTCCTTGCACATGTTGAACTCGAACGGCGGACCCGGAGGGCCAGCAGCTATGCACTTGCACTGCGTGGCGTCCCAGGCAAAGCCAGTGTCGCACGGCAGGTCCGGGAAAGTGCAGGGCACGCACTCGCACAGGAGTTCGTTAAAGCCGAAACCGTCCTCGCAAAGCGTGAGCGGCACGCAGTTACAGGCCGGAGCGCTCAAAGGAGTTTCGCCGTCCAGGGTAATTGCAGAGACGGCGTAACAACCGTCCGCGCAGGTCTGAAATATAAGCCCCGTATCCGATACTAACTCCAGCGTATAGGTTCCGTCAATCGTGTCGCTCCGGTAGATGTTGATTTGCGTCCCGGTCGCGAACTGGTCAATCGTCCAGTAGGAGTATCCGGTGCCGTCCGAGTGAAACGCGTCGCTTAACGGAGTGGTCGAACCATCGGTGAGCACGGCGTCAAATTTGTAATAGCCGAGCTTGCAAAGCGCGATGGTTCCGGGAGGCACGCACTCGCTGATGATAGCGAACTGGTCCCCAACGGTCGGTTGAAAATAAACCGTGTAGCAGAGCGCGCCGGGATAGACATTCCAGGACAAATACGAGTGGCCTACGCCGCGCTTAATCAGCCCGGTCGGGGAATGGTTCCCGCCGATGGGTTCAAGCACAATCACGGCATGACCGGAACCAGAAAAAATAACTTCGCAGACCGGCGGGCAGACATACTCAATCCGAGGCGTCCGCAAAAATAGCGTATCTAAGACGGTATTCATTAGGTGTCGATTCCTGCTGAAATTGTGGGCGGAACGACGCCCGCAAGCTCTGCCTCCGCCTGTTTTGTGGCGATTATTTTGGCGACTCGGTCGGCTGCGCCCTGATTGACGATGCTCTCAGCGAAACCAGTTCCGACAGCGCTGAATCCGTCCTGAATTACAAGCTCCGTTTGGTTCGAAGTGAAGTGCTGCTCCTGCACGTCCGCGAGAGCAGCGGTGACTTCCGCTCGGTCGGTTCCCTTCACTGCTGCGCCATCGTAGCGGACCGCGTTTAGCCCGGTCTCGTCCTCGCACGCAGTGGACGCGCCGGATTTGTCTTCCGGAGTAGTCAGGGCGAACGAGCGGACATATTTAACCGTGGCCGGACCATGCCCTACAATGAGATATTGAAAACAGTCGTCAATATTGTCAATGTCGGCGCGCTCGATTCCGCACGCGCTCAAAGAATCGTTGTCGGTTTTCTGGTTCGCGTCCTCCGTGCGGACGGTTCGAGACTGCGGCTTGAATGCAAAAATTGTGGTGTTGCTATCCATTTCCAGGTCCCAGGATAGGCTGCCCTTTTCAACTGAGATGCGCCGGGACATGACTTGCTGAAACGCGCCCCTCGTGCCGCCAGCGTAGAAAACTCCTAAGTCCACGTCCTCCGCGATGCCAACCAGCGCAACGTCTACCCACTGCAAGCGGCAGGTCGAGCCCGGCAGCTTGGCCTGAACGGGGGCCGTTTGTCCGAAGTGCGCGCGCGTGGTGAATGCCCAGGTAATCGGGCAACCGTTGTCGAGCCGGTCCGGCCTGAAGGATTCCCACAGCCGATTATGCCCGTCCGTATCGGCGGAGACGTGAAAGGCCCTTTCAGCGTCCATGATTTCTCCGCACACCCATTCAACCGGGCGCGTCCCTGTCCAGTGACCGGCCCACGACGGGCCGGAAGCATCGGTCAGCGTCGCCAGGGAGGCGTTATTTAAAACCCAGGTGTGTTTGTTGAAAGTGTCTTCCGCCGGAACCGACATTACGAAAAATTGCCCGAAAGTGCCCGCCGCCACGAGGCTAAGGTCGTCGCTCAGCGTGACCTTGGAAAACATCATTTCGTTATCGCGGACTGGCAACCGAGAGGTGAGTTTTCCGGACGTGGCCGGGTCGAACACTGCGACGCCCGAAGGAGAAAACCAGATGACCTGCCCGTAGTGGGATTTTATCGAGCGGTTCGAGAGGCAGCCCACCTGCAAAATTTCTTCTTGAAAATTCGTGGTCGTCGGCCACTGCGAGCGGTCCTGAATGTTGGCCTGGAGGATGGAAGCATTGGCTTCAGTGAAGACCAACAACTGCGGCGATTCCACGCTGGGAGTTTTCACCATCCCGGTAACTTCGCTCGCGAAGTAGAAAGCAGATTGCCCGCCGAGATAGATTTGCTCTCGGAAGCTAAACGGGTTTGCAATGTCGCTGGCCTGAACCGAATTATTCACGGAGACCCAAAGACGATTTCCCACCCAAACCATCGGCCCACCGGCGGGAGTGTCGAAAGCGTGGTCTCGAATGTGGCCGGAGTTCGAACCGTCATACCAAGCGGGTGCAGTGAAGCCGCCGTCCTGCATAATGAGCACGGACTTGGGAGGAATTACTTTGATGCCCGATGAAAAGTCCTCGTTTAAACGCTCTGCCGCCTGAGTGGTGAGCGCCCAAAAAATCTGCTTCGCGGTCGGAGAAAAAAGAACGTTCGTGAGCAGGTGAAACTGATTGAAGGGCCACAGGGCGACGTAGACTTGTCCGTCCACGGCGACGACCATCTGCTCCAGGCCCTCCTGCGGTTTGAAAACAGCGGCCCCCTGAAGGTTGCCGTCCGGGAGTTGGACGATGCAACGATGCCCAGGGCGGCAGGAGAGTTGCCCGCCAAGGTTAATCATGTTCAGCGCCGTCCAGCACGCGCCGAGGCGGCATTGCGACGGGTCATTAGACGAGTCCACGCCCAGGAAGAACGTGCCGTCATAGTCGAGGATTCGTGAGCCTGCTTCACCCATTCCAGGTATCCCCCTTACTTCGATTTTCAAACACCGTTTTGGGCTGCGCGTTCGAAAAATGAAAACACACTCGCTGCTGGTCTGGGTCGGTCAGGTCAAATCTGGCGCACGGTTTAATGTGGTCAATTTCCCAATACGAACCGTAATTTTCGCGCGTCATTCCCGGTTGAAATTGTTTCTCCAGGTGCGCCCAGTATTCCTCAACGCTGCACCCTATCAGGGACAGGGTATCGGCGGTCTTATTGGCCCCAGCCTCATTCAGTGCCCACCAAATACGGCATCGAATGTTTTTTTCGATTTGATATGATGGCGAGCTTTCCAACTTTCGGTAATGGTGAGCGAGTTTGTTTGCGTTGGCTCGCTCCCGGTTTTCTGTTTGCCACTCATTAGCCCGTTCAAGTGCCTCTTCACGGTGCGCCTCCACATAGCCCGCCCATTGAGGCGACCCACGAAATTTATTCTGTGCGGCCTTCGCCCGAGCCCCGCCCTCCGGAGTAGCTCGCACCGCCCGTGCATGAGTTCGCGCCTTAAATTTTTCAAAGGCTTTTGGGTCCTCTTTTATGGTTAAGAGACTCTGCGCAAAAAACAAAGTGATGATTTCACTATTCGTCATACTTTATTATATCACACATTCGTTTGATTCGAGGCACCTTTAATGTCAACGAATATCGTAGTCGAATTTGTCACGCGGGTTGCTCATGTCGATGACCTGCACCGGCATGAATAACGGCGGCTCACTCATTTGCTGCGCTTCAATTTCCAGCCGGGCAGCGTCCGCCTCGTAGGCGTGCGCGTCGGCAATCTGAAGGTCTGCGTAATGTTTCCGAGCCTGCATAGCGAGCAAGAAAGCGACGCGGCTTTTCAAGGCGATATGGTCGAAGCGACTGAAGAAAACTGGATTGGTCTTACGGTAGGCAATGCGCGCCCAGTTGCAAGAGCGGTTGAGTTGAATCCGCCGGTATTGCGGGTTCTGTTCGTCCGGCTCGTAAATTCCCAGGAGGGTGCCGGTGGTGCCGCTGTCATCCGTAGTGCTGAGCCGGACATTGCCCACAGTTCGGTCTTTGAAAATTCCGGTGATGCGCGCAATTTCGGGAGCGCCCACGTCCGGGACTGCGACGCCGTAAATCGTTGGGACCCGATAGCCGTTTAACACCTGCCCGCCCTCCGTGTGGCGCAGGACATTGCCCTTGCTATCGAACCCGTAAACTATGAAAGTTTTGCCGTTGTCTTCCGGCGTCTGAAGATACGCGACAAGTTGCGCCGGATGCACAAGGTCACGAAAAGTAAAATGGTAGCCGCCCTGGTCCATCCACTTCCATTCGCAGATTGTCCGGCAGCTTCCGGGGCCGTTCAAATGGAACTCGAAAAGCTGAGCCATGCCAAGCACGGGTTGCCCGCCGATGTTCACACCGATAACCATTTCCACCTCCCGAGGAAGCGTGATACAGCGCCGTCCACAGCCGGAGGGGTTGTTGCAAATGCTTCCGATTTTGTCGCACCCGCTGCAACCGGCGGAGCAAATGTCGATGAAACCTTTCCAGCCTTCCAGGTCGGCCTTATTCGAAATTAAGGTGACCGCGTCGCCGCACCAGCGAAAAAGTTTGGTGTCGTCGCAGATGCCAATGATTTTTTTGGCCTCGTCGTAAATATCGTCTACGCGGAACATTAATCGTTCTCCTCGTCGTCCTCGTCGTCCTCGTCGTCTTCCGCCATGTGTTCAGCGGCCAGCTTATCCAGGGCGTCCCCGGCTTCGTCCATCCGCTTCGAGGGCGCTTCGACTTCGGGCTCCGCAGAAATTATCCGCTTGAGTTGCACGTCGCAGGCGTAGTGCTCACCGGCGGCTGTGGTCGTCTCCACCACCCGCGTAACGCGGTAGTGAACAAGCATGGTGCCGTGCGCCGGGATTTTCAACTCTTCGTCGCCCTCATAATGGAACGTCGGAAAAGAAGTGTTGTCCTGGTTCTGACTGTCCTGAAGCGGACTGCCGAGAGTGGGCTCTCCCATTGCTAAGCTCTGGTCAATTTTCATCGTCTTAAATAGTCTCTGTTTCCTGCTAGTTTGTCACGTTCGGGTCAGGCAGGTTTATGACCTTTAGAACGTATTCCGGCGCGCCTGCCGTCTTCGCCCCACCACGGGGCGATTTGCACCGGCTGGAATAAACGTGCTCCTTATCCCGGAGGACCGGGATGGCGCATGACTTGTTGCCTTTCGAGCAGCCCATAAATTACTGGATTCGAAAATAGCTAAGCGTAGTGCCCTGCCACATTATCGAGGCGTGCGCTGCTGTGCTGCACTCGCCGTAGAGCGTGATTGTCTGGTTCGGGTTGAGTGTTTCCACGATAGCGTTGAGCACGATTTGACGATACTGGCCCGCCGTCGCAGTCTCCCATCCGGAGATAGTCTGCTGGCTGCCGACAACGTCCGCCGCAGTGCTATCGTTAACGAGCTTCAAAGAGCAGAAATCAGCGAGGGTAATTAACGCCGCGTCTGCGAGAATCATCGCGGTAACGGAGACGAAATATTTGCCCACGTCCGTCGCCAAAAATTGAGGACTAGACGTGATGAAATCAACCGCCTGAAAAGGAAACGGTAGCGGAAAATTAGTTCCCGCCGTGGCAGTGTAAACGCCGTTGTTCGTGGTGAGCGGAGTGCCAGGGTCGCCCTTGTCTCCCTTATCGCCTTTGATGGAGTCGCCCTTGTGCCCCTGCGGGCCAGGGACGCCGGACTCGATGACCAGCTTGCCAGCCGCAATCGTTGCCGGTGCGGACGAGAGCGCCTGAACCAAGGTAAGAAAAAGCGTGCCCGCGCCGTCTGCGCTGTTGACCACATACCACCCGGACGTGTCGATAAACAGATACGTTCCGGTCAGATTAATCGCCGGGTTGTTCGCCGTGTAGACTGCGACAGTCGGCGCGGAGAGTGTCGGCTGAATGAACGAGGAGAGCGTCACCGTGTAGGCGTTGTTGCCGTTCGTGCCTAGGTCGCCTTTGTTGCCTTTGTCGCCCTTCAGGCCAACGATGCCATCCATGAACAGGCGGAGGAAATAGCAGGCCAGACCTTCGTCGATTCCGCGCGGGTTCGCCGGGAGACCTACGTCGAGGCTGCACGGCAGAGACCAGACCACTTTGCCGTCCACTTCGGTCTTGATTACTTCACCGAAAAATTGCGTGGTGAAATTACTGATTTGGCTCGGAAGTGATTCGCACTTGGCCGAGTTGTGCGGACCCCTGCCGCACGGATTTTCGCAGCCCAGGTTTTCCCGGCTGCAACCGTCGAGGAAATTTTCCTTGCGGTCGCCGTCGTCGCCGCAGTTCGAACATTTGTGCGTGTCGCTCATATTACTTAATCAAGTTGTCTACCACAGCTTTCACGTCGTGGTCTTGCGCAGTCTTTTGCGCCGTCGTAAAAGCGTCTGCGATTTTCGCCTTTAGCGCAGGGTCAGAAACTTCCTTTTCCACCCAGGTCAAAAATGATTTGCCGCCGTTGACCACCTGGGTAAATCCCTTACCGGCCAGGGTGCCAGCGACATTCATCGCGCCAACGCCCACGGCTGCCCCAGGATTCGCCGCCGATGCAACGGTCAGTGCAGTTTTTGCCAGATGCCAGAAAATAAACAGCACCAGCACTACGCCACCGGCGTATAGAAAATATGGAACAGAAATCAAGCCGGTGCCTTCAATTTTCTTTCCGGCGTTCTGGTTATTGTCTTCCGCGAAGGCGTCCACCTTCTTCTCCAGCTTCGCAATCTGCGCGCGCAGCGAATTGACCAGCTTGTCGGTCTCCAGGTTCGCCGTCGCTTTCGCGGGAGCGCCTACCGATTCCGCCACGACCGCAGTGAGTTTTTCAGTCTCCACAGCAGGGGCAAGAATATTAGTGCTAGACCCCTCAACCAGAGCGGCGTGCAGGGTATCAGCCGCTCGCTCATTGGCCTTTTGCGCGGCCTCTCGTTGCAATTCTTTCTGTGCCTGAGTAGCCGCTGGAACCTTATGAACCTTGTCCTGGAAAAATTCAACGGGCTTCGGTATCAGACTGGTGCAGCCTACTACGCTTATCGCGACGACGGCGGCGAGAAGAAACGCCTTTACGCTCTTTAGATTCATACTTTCCTTTGACAATGTGATATATGGTGTAGAGCCCTGCAATTAGCTGAACAAGAATGAGCAGGGTGGACATGATAGGAGTGATTTTCGTGATAACATCGTGAATGCCTTGTAAAGTGATGTTCACTCCTGCGAGAGTGATTAGCCGGTCATTGAACTGCGGATTGCTCATACGCTAGGCGAGTAGCACGACTGCTAGGTCGCAAATTTCAGGGGAAGCCGAAGCATTATTCCACCAGCATTGTGCGGTGTTGAGCACGCCGTTGGACTCACTGAACGCAATGGTTTTTGCTCCGTTGGTTGCAAAACTATATCCCACTAACGCGGGCGCTCCTGATTGCACTTGTGCCAAAAACGTAGCAGCGGATTGGTCTCCCGCAGCAGTAGCGGCAAACGTATCAATAGTAAAATTGGGGCTACCCTTGGTTATATCTACAAAAAACAATACTCGGTCAGCCGTAGCCGCGACGTTACCCGAAATAAATTTCGTATTGTTGTTGTCCAAGGCACTTCCGAGAGTCAGCGTAGTGCCAACTCGCGTAGCAGGAAACGGCTGTATATTGGTAAATTTTGAACCGTCGTTGGTCCAATTTCCGCCCCAAACCACCCCGATAAAATTCGTGGTAGAAACGTCTCCGATAATCGCCGCCGTTCCCGAACCGAGCCCGAGACCTAGATGGACAGACGAGTCCAACGCGCTACCCGGAACAATATGCAGCCGAACACCTACGCGAACCTTAGACCACGTCGAAGGCAGCGTGATGGGCCTTGCCCAAGACGAATTCACCATGCTAACCGCAGTCTCCGTCACCGCGCTGATTGTTCTCGTGATTATTGTAGAAGCCATAAAATTAAACGAATCCTCCGCCGAATGATGTTCGCAACGCTTGGACGGCGTTATATAACGCCTGCCCCTGGGTCGTGGTAAGCCCGTCGATAATTCCCACGATAGAAATCCTCTGGGGGCAGCAGCCATAAGTCGCCGTGGAAAGGGCACCACCAGCCGCAACCTTATTCGCCAAAGGCACGTTGCTATTTACTGAACTATTTGACCCAAGTGACGCCCACGCAACGGATGAGTTAGCAAAGTAAATATTATGCACATTCGTCGCCGTCCGGCTTGACACGTAGAATCCTCCAACCTGCGTGTGCGCGCCCACTGCACTTATTGAAGAAAACCACAGATACGACCTAGCAACTCCTCCGTCGTATGCGACGATTAGAAAACCCGTCGATGTTCCGTCGAAAGACCCCACTATGGAATTAGGTGTATTTGTAGGCACGGGGTCCGATACATAAACGCATAAGCCGCCATTCCCCGTATTGAAAGATGAGACTGCGCTCGGTGTGACGCCAGTGTCATATGCATTACCGTTCGTTGTGGAAGCCGAACTTAGCAATCCGTTTACCGTCAAAGATTCTCCTGCTCCAGTTCCTACAACTTTCTTCACCCAGGGGTCCAACCCTATGCCCACCACTAGGGGAGTATAGGATGCAATCAAACTATCGGGCGCGATAATATTCAAATATTTTATTTTTCCAACTATGCCCGCTGAAATCACCGCAGACCAAAAAGTGTTAATCGCGGTTACCGTGCCAGCAGCCGGGGCGGCTCCTCCGTTCGTTTGCACCCTCGCGGCCCAATCTGCCCCGCGAGTGTTGCTAGTTGCCACGCATCCGTTTGAAGCGAATATACGCGAAATGTTGTCTGTCGCCTCAAAGGTGTATGTTCCATCATCGCCAGACGCGTAGCCGGTGATAGTCAAGGTCAGCGTAGTCACTCCGGAATATTCTCCTGCGTTGGAGAGAGCAATTCCATTCTTTTTCCATTGATACGAAAGGGGAGGAATTCCCGTTCCGGTAATGGTCGCGGTTATGGTGACGGTCTCCCCAACAAATGAAAGCATCGTTGCAGGAATGCTCGGTAGCGCGTTGTCTCCGGCATACGAAGCGGGCCATCCAGTTCCGCCACTGAGCGGAATCAATTCGGTTCCGGTTGTGTAGGACTCCATCGTGTCGAGGGATACAATCCCAACGTAATTTGTCCGGTCCACGTAGGACGCAGTCTTACACCAGCCGGTTCCTTGGTTCAGCCCGTTAAGTGCGGCACCGTTCGTATAAGACTCCATCGTATCGAGAAGGAGCCCTCCGGTGAGCAGCACAGGACAGCGAAACTTTCCGCCGGGTCTGCGATTTATTACCGGGTTAGGCATTAGTCCTGCAAGATGCCGAAGGTTACTTGAACGTCGGTGGTCGCCGCAAAGGTCGGTGTGCCTGAAGTGACCACGGCAGCCCACAGAGTGGTGCCGGACGCTTTGAGCGCGATGCCCAGACTAGTCTCGTGCGCAATCGCTTTGCTATTCACGGTGACGTAGTCAGCAGCCGCCACGGAAACGTGCGCTATGACTTTCAGGTCATCAGTAGAAAAAACGAATGCGGTTTTGTCCGCGAGAGTTGCAGCCGTTGGGTCTGCGTCGAAAATGAAAATGTCCAGAGCGGCCTTTTGATTGGCCCGGTCCAGAACGATGATGGACTCTAAAATGCCGGTGCCTACCGAAGTAAGCGCTCCGGTTAGAGTGCGTTTGCCGCCCACTGCATTGCCCGCGCTGTATGCGCCTGCTGTGACTGCGGACGTGTCTTTGATTACAGTGGTCTTGCCGCCCACGTTGCCGGTTACGGCAGCGTTGAGTTGCGAGCCCGTAGGCTGGACGACTGTGACGTTACCCGTGACGCCTACATTGCCGGAGACAGTTGTGCCCGTGCTTCCGCCGGTGCCGCCTGTGCCGTTTAGCGTATCGAGAATTTTTCGGAGGATATTGTATTGGTTGTCCCCCTGTCTGAAGGTTGTGTCTGACATAGTGGTCTAACTTGAAAAAATTGATTGTTGATGAAAGGGGCGGCAGTGTTGGCTGCCGCCCCTCAGTGTTCCCCTACCCCTAAGAGCGGTTACAGAGTCGGAACGCCCGGCCCGATGACCGGCGACTCATTGTCTCCGCAAACCCCAATGTCTACGAAGCTGTCAGCCCCGCTGAAGTTGCTGGAGCTAGGATTGGCGCAAGCCACGAGACCCAGGTCCGCAGTGCAGCGGCTATACAGAATCGGCACGATGTGCTGCGGGCGCAGAGGCCGGTAAGCACGGGTAATCTGGTATTTGTGCCAGCCGAAATCGCCCCACTGATTGCACTGATTGTCAATCTGGTAGTGCCATTCCAACTCGCCCATGTGAAGCTGCGGCGCGAACTTGAACGAGCCTTCGCCGACATACTTCTCGGGAACGAGCCGTTCAAAGCTGCCGTCAGCAATGAGGATGCCCACTTCATAGGCTGCATTCAGCCAAGCGGGATTGGGTTTCGCGAACGCCACGCCACGCGCCGGATTAGCGACGATGGTCACAGGGTCAACGAGGGCCAGGGTGCCGTCAGCATTGAAGCCGGTAGCACGGAGAGGCCGCTGGTCAACGCCGAAGGCGATGCCACGGTAAGCGGGCGACTGCTCGAACGAATAAGCGGTCAGAGTGGTTTCACCCATCTTGTAGCCGCCGGTGGTCAGAGCAACCATGACGTTCTGGACGCCAACTTCCGAGCGGAAATATTCCACTTGGTCAGAGCCGCCGATGAAACGGAAATGCGGCATGCCCTGGTCTTGGGAATACCATTCCGCGAAAAGCACTTCGCGCATATACCGGGCGATGAAGTGCAGAGCCTTGAAGGTCATGGGACCGGTAGGCAACAGGGGCGCGAATTTGACGCCCAGGTCGGTTTCGAGCCCGCCGGTGAACAGCGAGTTGAAATCGTAATTGGCGTTAGCAGTGAACTTGCTGGCGGACCGGAGATACAGTTGCGCGCGAATGTCGGCGTTGATGTATTGGACCACGAGCTTTTTCAAGCTGTCTTCGGCCATGACGTAGCTGCCTTTGAAAGCGGCGTAGCCTTTCTTGACGCAGATATTCGGACCACGGCCACGGAACGATTCCAGGCGGAGGGTGAATTCCACGGTGTCAGTCAGGTCTTGGTGACCGGTCTGTCCGCAAATGTCGGTGTCGCAAACGAAGGTCGGGATGGCGAGAGAATCGCCAGGAGCCGCCTGCATCTGAACCACGGAACGAATCGCGTCAGACGTGCCAGAGGGGAATACTCCGCCCTGGATGACGTTCATATAAGGAGCATTGGCAGCGAGTGCCTTTGCAATGGTGCCTACGATACGGTTTGTATCTTTGGAGGCAATGTCCGAGAGAGCGCTCGGGTCGTCGCAGAAAAAAGCCATACTAAAAGTTTCCTAACAAGAAGCTGATTTATCCCCGCTTCATCGGGCGTCTCAATATGACTGGAGACTCAGTTTCGATTCTTGGCCATTGAACCGTTGTTAGGCCGTTCCCCCCGCCGCCGATTGGGAGACCGTTTTTAGGCGTCAGAAAGTAGTCTCGGTTCCAGAGGAAATTGTCAAGCTCAAGAAATGCCGTGCGCTTGCTTGTATGCGAGCCGGGCGCGCGCGATGGCGAGGAGGGGCTCAATAGACTTCACCGAGTGGACGAAAATTTTCCCCTTCTCGCGGACAAGCTCCGTCATTAACTGGAGCCCGTGCGGGTCCGCGCTGGTCGAACAGGACGCGCCGTCCGGAAATCCTTTGTAAGCGAGCCCGGCGCGCACTGTCCACGCCATCATACACCAGTCAATGAACGGGCTTCGAATATCGGCCTTCACTGAATCCGCCACGGCGACGATTTTCTCCACTGCCGTTCGGTGCATGAAATACGGCGGCTGAAAAGCGAGTTGCGGCCAGGGATACGCCGGGTCGTATTTGTGGCGCTCTGAAAGTGGATGCACGCTAGAATCGTCCACGATATTTGACCAAACTATGTTCGGGTCCTGATAAACGTAGTCCGGGATTTTCGGCGAGAGGCACACGGAGTCCGAGTCATTCATCAGAAACCACGCTTGCGGGTAGTGGCGCAACAAAAGCTCCATCTGAAGCCGCTGCCGGTCGAGCGAGTCCTGACCGATGTAAGCGCGTTTGCCTGCGGAGCGAAAACTGACTTCCCGGCGCACGGAGACCTGGAGCGCCCCAATGGGAGAATCCACCGGCGACAAAACCGCAATCGGGCACTGATGATGCAGCATGTAGGGCAACAGCAACTTTATTTGGTGCGCGTCGCCGCCGTAGCCGTGCGCTGTTACCAGGGTATTTTCATTCATAGTATAGGAACGTCCATGTAAAGTTTTCCAAGCTCAATCAAGTCGTTTGATTTGTCGCCGTGAACCCAAATTAAATTCTCTTCGCGCATCTTCCGGTATTGCTCAATCGAAAAATGCGGCGAGTTGTAATAGCTGCGCATGCCGGGCACGTTGGCCCATCCTCGCTTTTGGAACTCACCGGCATAAAGGTAGTCCCACCCACCCCAAACCGGGATTTCGCCGATGCGTCGAGTGAGGAAATCCAGAAATTTTTTGTCGCAGGACAACATGCAGTTGCCGTTAATGTGCAAATTGATGCCGGGACCCGAAACCATAGGCCCGGCCTGCACCACTGGCCCCTTTGCGTTGGCGTCATCCCACGCCTGCGAGAGCCGGGCAACCCAATCTCGAAAAATAGGCCCTCCGTCTGCCTCGAAACAGAATATTGCCTTGTAGTGCGGCACTTTCCTCGCCAGAATCATCGAAGCCGTCCACTCCATCGTTGAGCGCCAAAGGTCGTTGCACCCGTTGGGCCATCCGGTGCCCTTTCGGCGGCTCCGGTAGGCGTAAAGGTTGAATTTTCGAGACAGGGTGTCTAACACCTTGCGGTCTTCATCAGACACGACGGTATCGAAGCGCTGGACGA